TTCAATTAATTTTTGTGTTTCTGCTTTAGGATTAACAAATGCTTTTAATTTGTCTAAAGCATTTTTTTGGGCTTCTTCATCTGCAAAATTAATAAGTTTTCTAGTTGTGGCAAGAACACCAGTATAGGGTCTAAGTTTATTTAACTCATCAATAAGGGCTTGAGGATTTTCTTGACCATCAACATCAGTTTTTTGCTGCAAATTTACAACTATACTAATTTGATTTTTTAAATTTTCTAATTCTGTAGAGCTTAAATTCTGAATTGATTCTAAATTTGTAAATGCTTCCATAAAAGCATCGCCTATAGCATTTGTTGCTAGTTGATTAATTTGCCCCTTTGCTTCTTCAGGAGCATCGTCTTCAAATTTGTTTAACCCAATAATAAGAGTATCAAAAGCATCACTTAATGGATTTCCAGCAATATTTATACTAGCGATAAAATCATTTAACTCTGGTTCTATTGAACTAAAATATTCTTTATCTTCCTCAGTTTGAATAGCTTCTAAAGCATCGGATTTGTTTTGAAATGATGTTGCTAATTCATCTAGTTTAAGACCTTCACTAAACTGTCTTATGAATTTAATACGCTGTCTAATCATTGGATCTTTAATAGTTTTTATTAAAGCAGGATTAGTAATCGCAGATTTTATTCTTATTCTTTCAGATTCAGGTAAACCTTTTGTTGATGAACCAAGTAGATTAGTTAATGCCGCTGCTTTAGAAAAAGCAAGTGTATCTAAGTTTTTTATAAATTCTATTTTATCTCCGCGAAGGTGAAAATCTTGTTCAATAGCAATAGAAAGAGCATCAGCCATATGGAAAATTTCACTTATAGATTCTGGCGTATTAGCCATTGCAGCAGATTTTTTTAATTCTCTTATGCCGAAAAATATATTTGCTTTAGATGTTTCTTTTGCATATTTATCTGCCGCTTCCTGTTCTTTAATTTCAAGTCTAAGTTGCGTATCTTTAAATATAGCTCCACCTGTGTTAGCTATATATTCACCAAACCTACCATCGGCAGCAACATCCATTGCTTTAAGATATTTACCAAATCTTTCATTATATTCAGCAGAACTTATACCTTCATTAACCATTTCAGCAGATTTAAGTTCTAGTTCTTCTCGCATTGATTCTTCGAACCTACGCTCAATAACATTTTTATACGCTTCTTGAGATACTAATCCAAAATCAGGTGGAATATTAAATGCTTTAGGTGTTCCTTCTGAATCAAACTCTATAAGGTTTTGCCTTTTTACAGCTTTAGCTGCATTAGTTCCTTTTTCTATAGCTTGAGATCTTAAAATAGGAGCAATGTCATTTGCTATCCCTTCAGCAGTCCTAGCAACAGCTTGCCAAACTTTATCAGCACCAGTATCAACATTTACAACCCCTATTTTTGGTAGCCTAGTTTGTCTTTGCTGTCTTTGAATAGCCATAATTAAGCCCCATATATTTTATATTTTTGGTAACCACCAGCAAATGCACCAAGTGCTTGAAACATAGCTGCCCTTTGTGCATTTTTGCCACGTTGGATTTCAACTAGTCCTGCTAATTTAGTTTGCCCTTTTTCAAGCGCAAGCCCCTGACTAAGTGTTGCAATATCTTTTACTAATACTTGGCGTTCAGAACCTTGAACATCATAGAATGATCTTTGAACTCCTATGTTTTCCCCACCACCACCTAGAAAAGAAAAGATGGCATCGTTAGATTTAAAAGCCTTTTCGTATTCACCAATACGAATTGCCATATTGTTTATAGCTTGAGCCTCATCAGCAATCCCTTGTATTTCTCTGGCTTCAGCTTGCTGTTCTGCTTGCCCTCTAGCTGCTGCTCCTGCACTTAAAGCGGCAAATCCTTGTATAGCTCCTAATACTAAACTTATCATTAAAATACTAACTCCGCTACTAATCCATTTACCTGCAATGGTAATGGGGCTGATTGTGTTATTGTTACTTGTGGATCTGCACTATACCCAAGCAATCTAAATTCATGTTTACCAGTAAAAGGTTGCTGTTGCTGAGAAAGATCATCTGTAACATTTCTTATTATTAAATTTGTTTCATTAACTTTAACAGATAATGTATTATTTAAATCTACAAATACACTAGTAACCCCCCTAGCAATTCCAGTTAAAGGACCGCTTGCTGTAGGAGAATCAATAGGATTAGTTTTTAAAGTTACACTATAATTAAAACCTATTTCTGCTGAACTTAAAGTAGCATCTACAGAAGATACATCTACATTGCCACTAGCTACAGTAAACTGCCCAACATAGTTATTTCCATTTACTACCTGAACAACTGCTCCATTATTAAAATCTGAAGATACGTCAAAAACGCCACTGCTACCTGTGAAAACCGTAGACATATCAGTATTTTTATTTGCTACAAATTCACATAGAACGTGCTTATTTGTTCCATCACCCAGATTAAAAATTACATTAGCAAATACTCTGTCATCAATAGTACAAGTAGAAACAAAAGTTCCAGCACAGGTAAACTCAGTCCATCCTGCTCTATTTTCAGCACGATTAGAATTAAATACAGCTATTGTTCCATCAGCATTAGTAATAAATAAATAACTTTCTGACCTGTCTAAAGCACCGTTAAAAACATTTCGCTCAATAGGAGTTTTAATTAAATGAGAAGATACTAAAGAAATAGGAGTTGCAGTATAAGCAGCTTCTTTATCACTAAATAAATATTCCCTTACAATAGCTCCACCTTTTTGTGTAAACACAGTACCGCCATCAAAAACAACAGGCTTTTCAAACCCACAACCAAAAGATGTTTGCCTTCGAACCTGAACATTTGTTGGAGTCATTGGCTGGTTTTGAAATGCAGGTAAATACATTTCAGAAGATGCAGTAAAAACTTGGAGATCCCTATTAGAAACCACATGACGTATCTGGTTTATCTCTCCAATACTTGCCGTTACTTGTATGGAATCATTATCAGCAGCAGATCCTACATCAAAGTTATAGTATTTACCGCTTTTACTTAAAAACAAAGCATCGGGTTGAGCAATAGTTCCACCAAAAACTAAACGGTTTTCATGGAATGCAACAGCAGCAGGATATCCTCGAAGCGCAGAAAATGACTGTTCATCCCAAGTTGTTATAGGGGCATGGCTTACAATTTTTGGAGTACCACCACCATCTTCAGATCCAGTTGCACTAGCAGCAGCCGCAAAAACAAACCGATCATCATCTACAATAGAAGCTACAGAACGAGTTCCGTTTAAATTAGTATTAGCAATACCACCTGTCGTAGCAGATCCAGATATAGTAATAGAATCACCAACGCTTAAACCATGATTAACCATAGTTACTTCAACATTTGCAGACCCTTGTTCTGTTCTAAAAGGAGCGACATCTAATGCTGTACTTAATTGATCAAGTATAGTTCCTGTTGCTGTTGTGTTATTAGTAACAGCAGTTATTTCTATTTCTGCACCATTATACCTTACAGTAGTTCCAATATGCAAAGACGGTGATGATGTGTCCCAATAAGCTGAACTTGTTGTAAGAGTTACTCCTGAACCTGAAGTCGCAGAAGGATCTAATGTTACCCCTGATTTTTGAAAATTGTAATATGGTTGATAAATTTGCTTATCATCAGATTTCTGATCAAATACAAAAGGCTCAATCTGAAATGTAGAAAGACTTGTTCTAACTAATTGTTGAGGAATAAATAAAGGATGACATATAAACATAACATCGCCAGCTTGGGCAAACGTATATTCATGAATGTAATCGTGATCAAACTTTAATGTATTACTTGAAACATCTTGGGTAATTGTGGCTGTTAAAGAAACAACACCAGTAGTAGGATGTATTAGAAAAACTCTTACTTTTTGATGTTCTAATGAAACTATATATCTTTCATCATCAGAAAAAATAAACGGCAAAAGTCTAGCTTGCTGAACTTTAGCAGTGTTTACGGTAATATCAGCAAATTTATAAATATGTTCTAAAGCTGGTCTTTTTATTAACCCACCTTCAGATCTTAAAAAAAAATTTTCTACTCGTTGTGCAGATTGATTGTATAGCTCTGTATCTGTTCTGGAGTATAGAGAAGGACTTACTTCACCATATTTGAAGTTTGTTAATGGAATCCGAACTTTTTGCATTTAGCTTCGCCTTTGTGCAATAAATCTGGATGTGTTTAACTTTCTTGTTGTTTGCTGTTGCGAGTCTATGGTTCTAGCTTTCATCATTGCAATTTGCGCCTGTTCTCCCATAAGAGAAGCTAATTGGGAATCTCTTGCAATACTAAAAGCAAATATTCTTGCTAACTCAAACTCTAAAGCAATGGTAAAATATGAAGGAAAGTTTTCTTCTTCTGCTCTAAAAGTGTAATCAAGTATAACTTCTGAATTAACATCTTCATTAGCATATATTTTATTACCATAAGTTTGATATTCTATAGCATTATCACTAACAGTAACAGCATGAGTCATTAACCACCCATCAGGTAATTGATATGCCGCATCATAGCGTCCTGTTGGCGCATCGGTTAATCTATTTAATACAGCCTGATTAGTAGAAAATCTCCACCTTGAGGAAACCAAAGTAGCTCTAGCTATATCTTCATAGACATTAGATGATACTAGCGATTCGTTGTTATTGTCATCAAAAGAAGTAATAGGTTCAGCACCAATTAGGATTAAAGCTCTTGCACAAATATCTATAGCTGAGTTTGCTGGTGTACTTGTTACTGCCATATTAAATCCTTGAGAAAAAGGTGGGGCCGAAGCCCCAGCCTATTATCTTGAGTCTGTCGCGCTGACAGTAGTACCGTCAGTAACATCTACCGCAGTAGCTGAAGCCGCATTAACATAAAGTATTTTAATAACAGGTGTACCACCTGATGCTGTTACAGCTAAGATAATGTCATTTACTGAAAACATCCCAGCTGAATCATTAAAATAATTTGCCGCGTCTACAGTTGCTGCCGCATCTGTTGTGGTATAGTGCCATAGTGAAACACCAGAACCACCAGCGAGACGAGTTAGTCCACTTGAAGCATAAGCCATTTTCTAACCCTCCTAGTTATTATCTAGCAGTTCGTATACGCCATTGTCATCGATGACAACAGAACCCATTGACATCATTGATGTCGCTAGGTGCGATACTTTTTCTGCTACATAGTTTACTTCAGTTTGAACATCAGCGTTCACACCGATACCTACCGCCCTCATGTGATAGCAAAAGTTTTTGCCACCAGCGACAGCAGACGTTGAAAAGATCTTAAAGCCTAAGAACTCTTTCATTGTCATACCACCAGCAAACGGAAGATTCTGTGGTCCAACATAGTCGCTTGAAGCAAACTCATTAATGTTGAACAGATCTGCAAAACCAGCTGGGGACATAGCAATATAACGCTGTCCGTCTTCTGGAATGTC